CTCTTAAAGCGTTAGTCCGTGAGCGTATTGAGGCAGGTAAAGAAATGCCAACGGAAATTTTCGGAGTGTTCTCTGAAAATAAAACAACAATAAAAAGGAACAAATAACAATGAACCAAGTAGCAACAAAAAAAGAAGGAGCATTAGCAACTAATCTATTTGAAGCTGATGCAAATCAAGGCGCTCAGAATATATCGCAAGAAGATCTTGCGTTACCTTTCTTAAAAATTCTGGGACAGCTATCTCCCGAAGTCAATAAACGAGATGGCAAATATGTCGAAGGCGCAGAGCCAGGCAAAATAATAAACACTGTTACAAATGAATTATTTGACAGTATCGATGTAATCCCTTGTCATTACAAAAGACAATACATCGAATGGCAAGACAGAGGTACCAGCAGTGGTGCACCCGTTGCAATTCATGAAGCAGACAGTGATATTGTGAGTACAACAACCAGAGACAAAGGTTACAAAGATAGATTACCAAACGGAAACTATCTTGAAAACACTGCAAATCATTTTGTTTTGTTGTGTGGAAAAAATCCACAGACAGCTTTGCTTTCTATGAAATCTACTCAACTTAAAGTTAGTAGAAAATGGAACTCAATGATGATGGGTATTAAGATGCAGGGTAAGAACGGATTGTTCACTCCGCCTACATACAGCCACATTTACAATCTAAAAACTGTTCAAA